ACGCAAAGTAGAATGTTCATGGGAACCCCGATCTCGACCACTGGCGTCCGTACTTTTGAACGCAAGTATAGAGTGAAAGCAAGCCCTTTTGGATTTGGACTTACTTGGAAGGATTTCGATCCCTTCCAGCTGTCCATCCTAGCGGCACTCGGCGTGAGCCGATTTAAGCGCTAGAAGTCGCGGTCCCTAACACTGGGATACTCCGCGCCGCCTCTTTTCTCCCTTTGGCAAGGAGCCACCCTTATAAAGGATGGTTGGTTTTCCTCTCAGAAAGAGTCTCATGTTCTCAGATCCACAGTCTGTTACCGTTTCCGGTGCAGCCAAGACACTCCCCCGCGTTTCCGCAGGTGAGTTTGCCGGTACGTTCCGGGCGTCAGATGGCGCCTTCGTTCTTACCGTCAAGCATAACCAGGGCAAGAAGGACCGTTCCGTAGTTTCCTTGGAGCAGCGCAAAATCGGCGCCAATCCTCTGGATCCTTCTCGGAACCTTCCCTACAATGCTCGGGCTTATTTCGTCTTGGAAGGTCCGGGCGGCAGCACAGGGTTCACCAGCGTTGAGCTGGAAGATCTCTGCAAAGCCGTTACCGCATACCTTTCCGCAGCCAACATTACGAAGCTAGTTGGCAAGGAATCCTGACGAAAGTCAGGACGCGATGCGACCCCGAAAGGAGTCGCGTCGCCTGTGGGCCGTCGCTATTAATACGGCGATGGTAGTGTTTGTTGTTGGTTGGGCCTGGGCGGTTTACACCGTCTGGGCTCTCCTTCAACACTGAGAACGGGAGGACTCGCCTAGCTTCATAACCTGTAAAGAAAGTAGGAGATGAAAAGCCTGACGAGACTCTGGTCTGAACTGGCGCTGGATTGCGCCAAACAGTGTGACACGAGCAGCGACCGAGACATCATTACAATGCTCGATCGCGTCAAACACGAGGGTGACAGTTTTCTGACCATCACTCTCCCCGCCTTCGCCTCAGATTTCGAAAGATCTCTGGAGCTTGGGCTCGTTGACTCTAGTCGCTTCGTTAGTTTCAAGAAGCGCTTTGGTCTCCCCGCATTTCTGCGAGGTTTCCTCAGTCAAGTGTTTGATATACGTACTGGTATGCTCCGCGAGCACCCCAGCGAAGCCGCCATCCGCTGCATCCGTCAACTCACGCTCTTTTTCAAAAAGATTGAGCGCGACACGACTGACCGGCGAAAGCGACAAGCTGAGAATGCTTACGTAAATTGTGAGGTGGATTTGGAGGCTACGGAGGAGCGATTAAGTGCTGAACAACGGCACGACTTCTCACGTAGCTTCGCTTGGTTGTACTCAGACGTCCTCAACGACCTTACAAGGTCAATCGAGGCGCATGATGTGCGACCTAAGCACGGTCCCGGTTCTACCCAAGATAAACTCCTGGGGAACCGAAAGTGGAGCTTTCCTACTTGGACGGCTCGACTTGAATCCCTGTTCCCGTACGCGCGTTTTTGCACGCATACGTGGCAGAAGAATTCGGACTACAAGCACCACCTCCTCCCAGCGGACCAGGAGCCACCCGTAAAGGTGGTTTTTGTTCCAAAGACTCAGAAGACCCCAAGGGTGATTGCGATGGAGC